CTATGCTGTTCCGAGGTTCGGCGCACGAAGCAAATCCGAGATTTGCCGCAGGAGTTCCAGGTCCGACTTCGCGGTGTTCGAGCCTTCGAGATCGAGTTCGTCGTGGTCTCGAGCATTCTCGGCCAGCCTGGCCTGCAGTCGTTCAAGATGTTGGTCGATCTCGGATGCCAGGAAAATCTCTCTCACTGCTGAAACGAACGCCGGCAGGTGACGCGCGAACTCGGATCGGTCCTTCGCAGCCGCCATGAAATGTAGCAGCTTTTCTCCGATCAGGTAGTCGAAGGCAGCCTTGTCGCCATAACGCGTCTTGATCGTTCGCGCCGCTTCACACTGCTTCTTCCAGATGTTCTCGAACGAATCCAACGCTCTACTCCTGTTCCCGCGCCGAAAAGCTGCGGATTATCGCCCCGTGCCGTCATGCAGCCATTCCGCCAGTTTCGACCAGCGGCGGCGACCCGAGACATTCTTCACGGCAATGGCGACGGCCTTCTTCTGTCCGACCAGGACAACCAGCTTCTTGCCACGGGTTACACCGGTATACAGCAGGTTCCGCTGCAGCATTGCATAATGCTGGGTCATCACCGGGATGACCACGGCTGGGTATTCCGAACCCTGGGCCTTGTGGATCGTTGCCGCATAGGCCGGCACGATGGTGTCGAGCTCTCCGAAATCGAAGGTCACCGCACGGCCATCGAAGTCGATCGCCACCTCACCCTCGTCGAGATCGACGCTCTCGATCATGCCGATATCGCCGTTGTAGACTTCCTTGTCATAGTCGTTCTCGATCTGCATGACCTTGTCGCCGGGCGCAAAGGTCCAACCGAAGCGCTCGACCTTCTGCTCGCCGGCCGGGTTGAGGGCTGCCTGTAGCTCGATGTTGAGCGAGCGAGCACCGACGACACCACGGTTCATCGGGCACAACACCTGAATATCCCTGATCGGGTCGAAGCCGAAGCGTCGCGGAATGCGATGTCGAACCAGCTCAACGATGCGCGGCACCGCCTGTTCGGGATCCGCAGCCGGCACGAAATAGAAGTCGGACTCGCCGTCCGGAGGAAGAAGGTCTGGCAGCCGCCCCTCATTGATCTGGTGGGCACTGGTGATGATCCTGCTTTGGGCGGCCTGGCGGAACACCTCTGTCAGCCGCACGACGGTAACCGCGCCGGAGCCGATGATGTCGGCAAGCACCTGGCCCGGTCCGACCGATGGCAGTTGGTCGATGTCGCCCACGATCAGCAAGGCGGCCGAATCGGGCACGGCCTTGAGGAGGGACTGCATCAGCGAGACATCCACCATTGAACTTTCATCGATGACGAGCAGATCGCAGTCGAGCGGGTTTTCGTCATTTCGCTTGAAGCCGAAGGCCTTGGGGTCGAATTCCAGCAGGCGGTGGATGGTTCGGGCTTCCCTACCCGTCGCTTCGGACATGCGCTTGGCGGCACGGCCGGTCGGCGCGCAGAGCAGAAGCCTTGTGCCCTTTGCCGCCAGAATGCGCAGGATCGAATTGACGATCGTGGTCTTGCCGACACCGGGACCACCGGTAATGACCAGGACTTTCGAGGCCAGCGCCAGCTTGATCGCCTTCGCCTGGCTGGCGGCGAGTGTGAGGCCGGTCTTCTGTTCGACCCAAGGCAATGCACGATCAGCATCAATCTCGGGCCACGGCTGTGATCCGCGGCCCAACCGCTTCAAGTTCTCGGCGATGGCGCGCTCGGCCATGTAGAGACCGGCCAGGAACAGACAATCGGTGTCGCCAACCCGGTCGGCAGTGACCGTTCCCTCCTCGAGTTCGAGCCGCATGGCGCATTCGATGAGCTCGGCTGGAACCTCCAGCAGCTTCTCGGCAAGTTCCGTCAGTGTGCCTCGTGGCAATCCGCAATGGCCGTCGCTCATCGCCTCGGTCAGCGCGAAGGAAATGCCGGCGCGCACTCGGATCATGGCGGTCTTTTCGATGCCGAGCTTTTCCGCGATGAGATCGGCCGTGCGGAAACCTATACCCCGAATATCCTTGGCCAGCCGAAACGGGTTCTCGCTCATCACCTGCACGGCGTCAGCGCCATAGGTCTTGAAGATCCTCACCGCCCGCGCCGTGCCACCCCATGTTGGTGCAGGAAGACCATGATCTCCCGGATGACCTTCTGGTCGGCCCAGCCGGAGATGATCCTGGTCGCCCGGACGGGGCCGATCCCTTCTACCTCGCGCAGGCGCTCAGGGCTTGCTTCGATAATGTCGAACACATCCGTGCCGAACTGTTTGACAAGGCGCTTGGCATAGACCGGCCCAATGCCGCGGATCATGCCCGAGCCGAGATACTTCTCGATGCCTTCAACGGTGGATGGGGCCGAGGTCTTGAGAAAATGCGCCTTGAATTGCAAGCCGTGATTGCGGTCGTTGATCCAGACTCCGGAGGCGGTGATCCATTCTCCGGCCGAGATCGTCGCGGCGTGCCCTACCGTCGTTATCAGGTCCCGCTGGCCGCGTGCCTTGACGCGCAGGACGCAGAAGCCGTTGTCGGGGTTATGGAATGTAACGCGCTCGACGAGCCCCGCGAGTATTTCGCGCTCCTGATCCTGATGTTGATGTTTCATGGCAACATCAGATCATGCAGCCGGTTGTGGCGGTGCGATCACAATCGTTGACCCTCGCCATTCTCATGTTTCGGCCGCATCCTTGCCCTGCGTTCCTCTTCATCGACGATATTCTTGACGATCTCGTAGTCCATCGGCGCACTGCTGATCCGCGCGACCTCTGCCGCCACTTTCGCCCAGTGCAGGAAGGACCGGCCGTCACCGGCAAATCGAGCCCGAGCTGCGGCCCGTTGCGCATCATAGTAGGCGGTTACGGGATCTCGCTCGACCAATTGGCGGGCATCATCCTGGAAAAGGCGCCTCAATTGCCGCCGCCTTTCAATCCATGCCGTTACGTCGGACAATACCCCCATGATTCATCGCCCCGCCCTGATTCTTCTGATCGCTACTTTGCTGCTTGCAGGTCCGATTGCCGCAGCAACGGCAGCGACAATAACAGGCTTCGCAAGAATTTCCGACGGCGACACCATTACAATAAAGGGTACGAGGATTCGGTTGAACGGCATCGATGCGCCGGAAACCGACCAAGTCTGTATCAACAAGGCCGGAAAAAACTACACTTGCGGGATCGCCGCCCGCGATGCGCTGGCTCGACTGGTTGAGGGACGCTCGGTCAGCTGCACGGGCAATGACATCGACCGCTATGGCCGGCAAATCATGACCTGCGTTGCTGGCGAGACAGACATCAACGCAGCGATGGTAGCCGGCGGTTGGGCGCTCGCCTTCCGGCGCTATTCCGATATCTATGTTGGCGAAGAACAGATCGCACGCACCAGGCAATCAGGCCTGTGGTCCGGCGCGTTCATTGCGCCATGGGATTGGCGCCATCGTGGCCCACAGACCGAGATTCTAGGTACCTTGTCTGTGCCGATCAATGCGCAGCAACACCTCCTGCCGCAACCGGTGGCGTCTGCAAGCCCGACATCTGGCTGTCGAATCAAGGGCAATATCAGCCGAAACGGCGCCCGCATCTACCATATGCCGGGTCAACAGGACTACGAGAGGACCAGGATCTCTGAGAACAAGGGTGAGCGCTGGTTCTGCACCGAGGATGAGGCGCAGGCAGCCGGATGGCGCCGGGCGCGAAACTAACCAGCTCGCACATCAAACGCCCCGAACACGGCCTCCATCTGCTCCACCCATGGCAGGTCTGCGACGACGATGAGATCGTTGAGTGATAACGCCGGCGGAACGCGATGAATGAGTAGCTTCTCCAGCACGTCCGGGGCCAGATAAGCCAGCCGCATCATGCGGCTCACGAACCGGTCGGAGACCTTTTCGGTCGCGGCGATATCCTGAATGGTGGAAGCGGCACCGGATTCCAGCTGCCGCCGCCAGTTCCAGGCGCGGGCGATGGCGCGCAGCACATGCGGATCCTGCGCCCGCCCATCCCGTAAAGTTACCTCGTCGGGCGGCAGGATCTTCGGTCGCCCATTGCGTTTGCGGATCGTCAGGGGGATGACGACCCGGATGGTCTTCGTCGAGTCGGTCATGCACAGGCCTCCGTCTGGCGGGGGGCCATCATGTCCCGCAGGACCGAGCCCAGCCCCTCATGGCGCAGATCTACGGCGATGCCGTCTTCGCCGACAGTCACCCGCTCGACCAGAAGCTGGACGATGCGGGTTTGCTCCGCCGGGTAGAGCGCCGCCCAGAGCCGGTCGAATTCGCCCAGCGCCTGGACGACCGCCTTCTCATCGACATCCGGGCTCTCGTTTCGCAGGGCCTTGATGGTTCGAGCCGCGATCTCGGGCGCGCGGATCATGCGGCGGATTTCGCCGACGACGGCATCCTCGACCATGCCGGCGGGCAAGCGCAGCGGGCCCGAGACGTCGCCGGTCGGGCGGTTTCGGATCAGGTCCATCGACGCGTAGTAGCGGTAGAGGCGCGTGCCCTTCTTCGTCGCCGTCGGCGTCATCGCCGTGCCCGTCTCGGTGAAGATGATCCCTTTCAGCAGGGCCGGCGTCTGACGGCGGGTATTCTTCGCCCGCAGGCGCGGGCTCTCCTGCAGAATGCTGTGAACCTTGTCCCAGAGGGCCTGATCGATGATGGCTTCGTGCTCGCCGGGATAGGCAGTGCCCTTGTGCACGGCTTCCCCGAGGTAGACCCGGTTGTTGATCAGTTTGTAGAGGAAGCCCTTGTCGATCGGCTTGCCGCGCTTGTTCAGAACGCCCTCGGCCGCGAGCGCTTTCGCCAGCGTCGTGGCGGAGCCGATGGCGACGAAGCGCTCGAAGATCATCCGGACCGTCGCGGCTTCCGCTTCGTTGACGACCAGCTTGCGGTCGCGCACGTCGTAGCCCAGCGGGACGTGACCGCCCATCCACATGCCGCGCTTGCGGGATGCCGCGACCTTGTCGCGGATGCGCTCGCCGATCACCTCCCGCTCGAACTGTGCGAAGCTGAGGAGGATGTTCAGGGTCAGGCGGCCCATCGAGGTCGTGGTGTTGAACGACTGCGTGACCGAAACGAAGGTCACCTGATTGCGGTCGAAGATCTCGACCAGCTTGGCGAAATCCATCAGCGAGCGCGACAGCCGGTCGATCTTATAGACCACGATCACATCGATCAGACCGGCTTCGACGTCCTGAATGAGACGCTTCAAGCCGGGGCGCTCCAGCGTGCCACCGGAGAAGCCGCCGTCATCGTAGCGTTCGCGAATGGTGGCCCAGCCTTCCGCCTTCTGGCTCGTCACAAAGGCCTCGCAAGCCTCGCGCTGGGCGTCGAGGCTGTTGAACTCCATGTCGAGCCCTTCCTCGCTCGACTTGCGGGTATAGATGGCGCAGCGCTGGCGGCGCGGCATGATAGCGACGGCTTCCTGACGGTTCATCGGTCGTCCCTCCGCGCCTCGCGGAGGCCGAAGAAGCGGTAGCCGTTCCACTGCGTGCCGGTGATCGCCCGCGCCACCGCCGACAGCGACTTGAACTTGCGACCCTGCCAGTCGAAGCCGTCCTTCATCACCGTGACGGTGTGCTCCATCCCGTTCCATTCGCGCACGAGGCGGGTGCCGACCACCGGGTTGCGGGAATCCGCGATGATCGTCTTGCGCCCAACCCGGCCCTCGATTTCGTCGGCCAGCAGGTCCAGCGTCCGCCGCGTCTCGCGGGACAGGCCGCCGAGGGTCAGTTCCTGGACCCGGTAGCCGAGCCTCAGCTCGAGGTAACTGCGGCTGTTGTTCGGAGCGGGGGTGCCGAAGAGGCTTTCCCACTTCGCCTTCAGCTCGACCACCGTCATTCGCTTCAGCGCTGCAAGCTGCGTGACCACGCTCGCTTCCGCCGCATCGCGGTTGCCCGGTTGCCATGGCGCAGCGTCAGTCTTTCTCTTTGTTCCTGGCATCATTGCCCTCCAACTCGGTTGCTCGGTTTGCGACGACCAACACGGCGTTTGAGGGCGAGAATGTCGAATGAACTGTCTTCGCCAGGTGCAGATAAAGAACTGGACTGTTCCGGCAGGATACGCCTCAGCCCCGCGGCAAGAATGCACGCGAGTTCATCGAGGCGTTCGCCCGTCGACAGACGGGCGGGCAGCAGAGGGTTCGGACCGGATCGGGCGTCTTGCATGAGACCGTTCGCAACAGAGGATGACTGGCGAAACGGTAGCCACAAAACGATGATATGCAATTAGATTCAATGACTTATCGCGTTTCGGCGGAATCATTAGAAGTAGAGCGAAGCCGTTCGTCAGGCCTTTCCAGCGTGAACATCTGTGCAAGTCGCTCGGAGCGGCGCTGCCCGCAGCATTGTCGGGGCGTTATCTCAAATCATCGCGGGTGAACTGGTCGTAGCTATCCCAAGGTTCTTCGTCCTCGACCTCAGCCCGGTAGTCGGCGGGATCGAACTGCAGGAGCGACACGGCCAAGCCGAGGCGGTCAGAGAAGAAGGTCAGTTCTCGGACGGGTTCGGAGCCCCGACTAAATGTCCAGATGCCGGCGGGCAAAGCCACCGGGCGCTGGGAACTGGTGTGCTGCGACGCCGACCCCATGGCCATGATGGAGCCGTCGGGAATCGGCATGCCCGATTGAATGAACACACCGCTTCTGTAGGCGCGCGTGCTCGCTCTGCCCCACAACGCGAATCCGTCTCGCGCAACCACCATGGCCGCTCGGGTGTCGGTGAATTCGATCCACTTGCGCGCAGCCGCAAGAAGCGAAACTCCGTACCGGTTGGTCACATGGCCAAGGAGGTCGCGAGTTACCTCCTGACCGCCGACCTGGTTCCGATAGTCGTCGATCGGCATCAACAGGAAGGAGGCAAAGGTGTCGGCCTCTTCTTCACGCTGCTTCTCCGCGTCCTTCCAGCCGTTGGCTTGCAGCGGAAGGCACTCGAAGTCGAAATCGTCCGAGAGCTCGCCGTTACGGTAGTGCGCTGCGGTCAGCGGGCGCCGGTGCAGCAAGTAGTGCCCGAACTCGTGAGCCATCGTGAAGCGCTCGCGTCCGCGGTAGCGGGGCTGAGTGTTGTAGAGAATCTGCCAACCGGGCTTCTTGCGCCGTGCCCGGAGCATGCCCTCGAAGCCGTCGATGTCGACGCCCTTCACTGCCGTAATCGGGTCTTCGTGGTTTCGGGAGACTTCGAGCGCCAGCGCCTCCACGTCCACGGGGAACCGGTCTTCTCCCAGCACCGTGCGGAGAAGCACAGTCAGATCGTTCGCGGCCCTTCTGGGCGATTTTCTGCCGCTATTGCTCATTCATCCTCATCGTCCAGGATCTTAAGCATCTCGCGAAGCTTCTCTTTGCTCTTCGGATTCATCTTCTGATACTTGCGAAAAAAGGCAGTGTCTGTCGCGTCCGCTTCGGTGACTTCGTCGGCGGAAATCAGATAGTCAGTCGTCGTCTCAAGGGCGGCCGCGATCTGGTGAAGCTTCTCAGCGGAAGGGCGCGCGACGTCCTTGTTCTCGATCTCCCACATGTAGCTCTTGCTGGATCCGACCCTTTCGGCCAGCGCCTCCAGCGTCAATCCTCGCTTCAGTCTGAGCTCGCGAACTCGCTCTCCCAAGGGTGTTGGCACCGGGTGTTCTCCTGTTTGTCCGTTGGGTTCGTTATCGCGATACATCTAGTCCTTGACACGCCGCACCTGCAATACCTATCTTGCGCACAAGTTCGTAGTAACGAACCCACTTTCGCGCTTTCACGGGACAGGAGGCCGTCATGGCTAAAGCAGGTAACGGTTCGGGCACCCATCACGTGGTCCCCAATCCCAATGGCGGATGGGATGTCCGCCGCGGCGGCGCTGAGCGCGCCAGCGGGCACTTCGACACGAAGCGGGAGGCGATCGACCGTGGGCGGGAGATCAGCCGCAACGCTGGGACGGAGTTCAAGATCCACAACCAGGATGGTCGGATCGGCCAGTCCGATTCCCACGGGAACGACCCCCGCAACATCAAGGGCTAAGGAGATCGGCCATGGCCTCAGTGACGAGTTTCATCCGCAACATGCCTGCCTCGTCGCTGCAGGCCTATTTCCACCACACCGGCATCGAGCTTCCGACCGAGGTCGATTGGGAGGCGCCGGAGCCGGAAGTCGCCCGCGTCACCTTGCGGGCCGTCGACGAATTGGACGACGAAGCCCGCGCCCGCATCGTCAATGACGCCGAGCGTGTGAGCGCCTTGGCCGATGATGCGGGGCAGACCGCACTCTACAGCGTGATCGACGACCGCACGGTCCTCGATAATCTGGCAAATGGCCATGCGCGTTCGCTCTGGATGTTCCTGAACGAACCGGTTCGGTTCCGCCATGCCGAGGAGGTCCGTTACACCGATGAGCGGCGCCGTGGTCGGAGCTGGGACGGGTTCATCGGCGAGCCGAATCTCGATTTGCGCCGGGACGAGGCATCCATCGATGCCTTCAAGGCGGCGCTGCGCGAACGGTTCGCTTCCAACAACATCCACATCGATATCTTCGGGCGCTACCGGCCGACCTTCGACGGCGAGGATTGCGAGCTTGTCCAGATCGCGATCTACCGCGAGGGCCTGCTGGATGATTTCCTGGCGTTCGATGACGCGGGTACGCTCGTCCGCCGCGCCCGCCGTCCCGTGTTCGAGGCGGCCATGACGTATGAACCGGCGACCGGCGTCATCGAAGTCGTCGCCAACGACCGCGAGAGCCGCGAGGAGATGGTCCGCTTCATGGCGCGCGACCTGCTGGGGATCGAGTTCCAGAGCGAAAAGGTGCCCTTCCGCACCTACGACCTCGCGGTTCTGGTTCATCCTTTCGACTTTCCGACCGATCCGGAGGACGGGATCGAGTCCGTCGAGGTCAAGCAGCTGCGCCTGATGCCCATCGACAATGTCGGCGAGCGCGTCACGCTGGAATGTCTCCGGAAGGCCGACCGCACCATCTGGAGCATGTCGGCGGAGCGGTTCGGCGCCAATGATCCGCTGGCCGGCGGTTGGGTGGCGACGCAGGCCAAACTCTCCATCAAGTTCCATCCCAAGGGCGATGCCAAGCGCGGTCGGACGCTGCCGTTGACGATCACGATGCCGCATGGCTGCAATCTCAAGGACCAGACCGAAGAGGAGCAGCTGATCGGCGAGAAGTACCTCCGGCGCTGGGGCATCCTTTCCGGAGACGGCGGTGTCGTCGTTGATTGATCGGAGGGCGGCGGACCTATTGCTGTCGGTGATCGAGACGCCGGATGCGGTCATCAGCGGCTCGGTCCTCGACGGCTATTATGGGCGGGTCGCGCCAGCGCTGAAGGCGGCTGGGATCCTTCAGCCGAAAGATCACTCGCGGGCAGCCGTTTCACTCGTCGACCACGAGGACGAGCCCGTCAATCTGATCTGGTCACCTGAACATCGGGCATATGGGTATTTCAGCCCGACAGCTGGGTGGGTGAGTGTTCCCGGTGATCAGTTGGCGACGTTCCGCGTCAATTTCAGCAAGCTGATCGGCCAGTTGGTGGAGCGGCTGGATCTGTCGCCGCGATCAGACCCAGTCGAACTCGTGCCCGATCTTCTCTGGGAAGTGGGCGACGCGCGACTACCGGGACGCAGCAAACGCAGTTTCGTATGGATTGGCCGTCGGCTCGGCGATCCGACGATATGGAGAAGTTTCATCGATGCTGCCCGCAAGCGTCCGGCACCCGGCTTGCGAGTTGTCCTGAGCTTCACAGCTGGAAATCGCCTGCCGACTGACGTGCACCTCGGTCATACGCTCATCGCCGTTCGAGACGTTGCCGATCACAACGGTCTTGCCATCGCTCCCGAGCTATTGGCCGCCCGCGTCGCGACGGGCTCACAGCTGAACGACGACTTGATCACCATGGCGGCCGACGGAGCATCCCTCACCGTTCGCGGAACACGTTATGCATTCTCTGGATCGAAACAGCGCGCGATCATCCGGCAACTCTATGACGCTTGGAAATCGGGCAACCCGGAACTTCTGACCGCCGAGGTTCTGGAGAGCGCCGGATACAGCACCAGCGTCAACACGCTGGCCAAGGCTTTCTCCGGAAGATCTGAATGGCGTGATTTCATCAGCGAGGAGCATGGCCGCTGTTGGATGTTCCTCTGATGACCTGAACTCTCTCATCTGAAAGGCCGCCCGGTGGGCGGCTTTTTTCATTTCTGAGCCGCTTTCCCCGATTCCTACCCTGAGCCCTACCTGGCTCCTTCCCGGCTCCTACCCGCCCGGCAGCCATCCTCTCCGCAGGTTTTCGACAGGAACCCAAGGAGACACAAATGGCTACGAAACACCTCAACCAGATCGACCTGGCTGCGCGCTGGAACATCAGTCACCGCACGCTTGAGCGGTGGCGCTGGACAGGCGAAGGCCCGCGCTTCGTCAAGCTCGGCGGTCGCGTCGTGTATCGCCTCGAAGACGTCGAGGAGTACGAGCGCGAGCAGATCCGGGCGAGCACCGCCGACCACCCCAGCAAGCCTGCGGCGTGAGGGGGGCGGTCATGACGATCTCCAACCGCATCTCCCTCGATGAGCTCCGTCGCATGGCTGTCGGCGACATCGCCGCTCTGTCCGCCGAGCAGCTCGCCCTCCTGCAGGACGAGGCCGCCGACGCCCTGCGCCACGCCAAGACGATCTGCGACTGGCTCGATGGCGCCGTCGTCCTCAAGTACGCCGACCGCGCCCACGCAGCGCGCCAAGCCGCCGGCAAGGATACCGGCACGATCCGCTTCGATGATGGCGCGGTCACCGTGATCGCTGACCTACCAAAGCGCGTCGACTGGGATCAGGACAAGCTCGCCGCCCTCGTCGAACGCATCCGGGCCGAGGGCGACGACCCCACCGAATACGTCGATGTCGCGATCAAGGTGCCCGAGCGCAAGTTCGCGGCCTGGCCGAGCCACATCCGCTCCGCCTTCGAGGACGCGCGCACCGTCCGCACCGGCAAGCCCAGCTTCCGTCTTTCCCTGAACACCGAGGTGACGTCATGAGCATCACGAAGAAGCTCGCGGTGCTCCGCGAGCACCATTACGGGCTGGACAAGCTGCCCGAGACCATCCGGGTGCCGGCCCTTGGCGAGCGTCGCGACGAGACCGTCAAGCCGGTCGGGGCGGCCTCGATCGACGACCTGGCCTTCGCCCTCATCGGGCTAAACGAGCGGGCATCGGCGCTCTACCGCGAGATCGACGCGGTGCGCACCCTCCACGACGAGGCCCGCAAGGCCGGCGCGCTCGGAGCCGACGTCGCGATCGACGCCCTGATCGCGGCGAAGGGAGGCAAGTGATGGCCCTCCCGATCATTTCCGCCGACCAGCGTCTCGCCGAGCCGCGCGGCGTCAAGGGCACGATCTTCGGCAAGTCCGGGATCGGCAAGACCAGCCTTCTCTGGACGCTCGACCCCGCCACTACATTGTTCATCGACCTGGAGGCGGGCGACCTGGCCATCGAG